GCACGACAAACTCTGCATCTTGCCCATCCCCTCCGATCTCCAGGGCGTGCAGGCCAAGCTCGAAAAGCTGACCCCCGACCTCAAGGAGGGCTCGTTCAGGCTCTACCGCATGGACAACGCGATGGAGATCCTGACGGCCCACCGGGTTCCGCCCTATCGCATTGGTTGGCCCGTCGTCGGGAGCCTCGGCGGGGCAACGGCCCGAGAGATGACCGAGATCTACAAGCGGTCGGTCGTCGAGCCCGGGCAGGAGATCCTCGAACACAGGCTCAACGGGCAGCTCTTTGCGGCGTTCGAGCCGGAGCTGGGGAAACTCGAGTGGCGCTGGAAGCTCAACGACCTGGACCTCAGCGACAAGATGGCTGAGCTCGACTACGGCATCAAGGCTGTCGAGCGCGCGATTCTGACTCCGAACCAGGCCCGCGGGCGTCTCGGGCTCGAGCCTTACGCCGGCGGCGATGTCTACTACATGCCGGCCACCCTAATCCCGGTGGGCCAGGACGATGTCACGAAGGCGGCCGCGACCGAGCGGACGGACTGGGCCCGGCTCCACCGCGACCACGAGGAGGCCCTTAGGGAGAAGGTCCGCGATTTTTTCGCCGCCAGGCGGAGCGCGCGCTAGCCGCGCTACCGCCGGCGCCCAAGGTGGAGAAAGCCGTCTGGTACGACAACCTGCTCGACCCCGAACAGGAGCAGCGGGCCTTCCTCGAGGCCGTTTACCCGCTACTTGAGCGGATGTTCCTTGACTTCGCTGCACTGGCCATGGCGCCGCTCGGCGGCGACTTCGACCCCTTCGACGCCGCGGCACAGGAGTGGGTCCAGGCCCACGCGTTCGAGTTCGTCCAGGGCGTGACGGCGACCACCATTGACCAGCTCCGGCGGACGCTCGTCGAGGGCTGGGAGGCCGGCGAGGGCATCCCGGAGCTTGCGGCCCGCGTCCGCGACGTCTTCGAGCAAGCCGACCGCTACCGGTCCTTCCTCATCGCCCGGACCGAGACGACGGCCACGGCGAACATGGCCCAGCTCTCGGTCCTGCGCCAGGCCGGTATCGGCTACAAGACCTGGTCGACCTCCCACGACGAGCGGGTCTGCCCCGTGTGCCGACCGCTCGATGGTAAGACCGTCAGGCTCGACGAGGAATTCGGGCCGGGCATCTTCGCACCCCCAGCCCACCCCGGCTGTAGGTGTACAACCCTTGCCGCGACCGAACTCGACGAAATCGAGGTCACGAAGTACCCGGGTCAGCCGAGGGACCGGCAGGGTAGATTTGCGAGCGGGAGCCAACCGAACCCCGGTCCGTCGGTCTATCCTGTGGGGAAGATTGACCGAAGCAGGGTGGCCAGTATTGCGGAAGTGGACCGCGATGATGTGGGCATTACGGTCAAACGCGCCCGCCATATTATGGACCGGCACCCGGGGATGTTGGAGAAATACGGTCCCAGCGTCCCGATGGTCCTCGCTACCCCGGACGTCATAGCCATCAAACCAGGTGAGAGACAGATGGCTCACTACCTCAAGCGCAACGTCCTGGGCGAGGGCATCGATCTAGAAATCGTGGTCTGGCTACACACGAAGGCCGACGGTCCGGGCCTGCCCAATGTCGTGGTTACCCTCTTTGAGACGGACATCAACCATCGGCTGCCGAGGCTCCAAGTGGTTTACACAGCACCAGGGGCCTAGTAAAATACTGGTGCGCCTTGAGGTCGGATTGGTGCCGACACGCCCATGTGGCCAATGAGAGATGCGGGGAGTGCCGCCCCCGCCAAGGCGCAGTAACGACTCCCAAGGCACTCGACCCCGGGTGCCTTTTCGATTAGGGGGCCAGGGCATGGTAGCGCAGGAGATCGTGACGATCGACCTCCGAGAGATCAAAGCCGTGAAGATGACCTGCGGGCACTGCGGGGCCGGCGTGGAGGTCCCTGTCGGAACCGCAGAGCCAGGGGTCAGGAGACGCTTCGTCTGCGGGAAGGCCCTGGACCTTGCGGTCCTGGGCGCCTGGCAGGATTTCCTGGAGGGCCTGGCCAGACTCAAGGAGGAGCAGAACGACAGACTCACGGTGACGCTGAAGATCGAGTAGGCCCGAGAAGGCCAGCAGAATGTTACTGCACGCCCGCCATCCAGGCGGGCGTTTTCGTTTGGGGGCGAGGCCGTTGGAGCATGTCGAGCGGGAGGTCCGGATCATCAAGTCCGACTCCAAGAAGCGCTACACGCTCGGCGTGGTCTACGAGCCGGACGTCGTTGACAGCCAGGGCGACTGGACCGACGCCGAGGAGATTGAGAAGGCCGCCCACGCCTTCATGCTCGCGCTTCAGGGCCGGCCGCGGGTCAACAAGGCCGCCCTGGACGTGCTAGCGCTCGTCGCCAAGGGCCTTCGGGAGCGGCCCGTGGTCGCCATCGACGTCAGCGACTGTTGGGAGGAGCTCCGGAAAGCTGGCGAGGGCCTGGGCTACATGCACGAGGCCTGGGATCCGGGCATCGGGGAGATCGTCGAGTGCTACGTCGCGCCGTGCGACATGACGGTGAACGGACAGTTGGTCCGGAAGGGCACCTGGCTGCTTGGCGTTGTCTGGTCGGAGGAGTACTTCGCCAAGGTGGAGGCTGACGAGATCGCAGGCTTCAGCATGGGCGGCACCGGGAGGCGGATCGCGGATGCCCAAGCTGGTTGACTTGAACATCACCGAGATCAGTGGAGTCGACAAGGCGGCCAACGGCCGCCGTTTCCTCATCATCAAGCGGGCCGGGGGAGGTGATGTGGTGGAGGACATCATTACGAAGGCCCTCACTGATGACGACAAGAGCGCCTACAAGGCCGACCTGGGCGAGAGCTCCACGCAGGACCTCACGGCCGGCCACCGGCGCATCCACCAGTGGGCCGGCTCCGGCGCCCTCCCGACCGGCCTGAGCAAGACGGACCTCGTGTGGATGCACAACGCGCTCGTGGACGAGCTGCGCCGCCGCTTCAAGGAAGAGAACTCGGACGAGCCATACCATCATGACAGCCCCCTCAAGGTCGAGGACATCCCGGACAGCCCGGGCGAAGTCGAGAAGTGCAAGGCCATCACGAACCTTACCTCCCGCGTCAAGCAGCGCGAGGAGAAGAAGGTCAAGAAGGGCGGGGATCACGTGAGCGACGACAAGCAGACCCAGCCCGTCCATAAGGACGAGTCCCGGGCCCAGGCTCTCTGGCGGTTTGTGAAGGGGCTCTTCGGGTCTGGGGACCGGGTGGAGAAGTCCGAGAGCGCCAGCGCCAAGACCGTGGACGAGATCATGGCCGAGCGCCAGAAGACCGAGGTCCTCTGGGACCTGATCTACGCGCTGCAGGACTCCATCTGGAGCATCCTCGAGGACGACACGGTCACCGACAAGGCTTCGGCGGTCCTCGAGACGACCAGCCAGTTCCAGGCCCAGGTCGTCGGCAGCGTCGTTAAGCGCGGGGCCAAGATCTCGGCGGACAGGCTGGCTCGCCTCAAGCAGGCGCACGACCTGCTGGGGCAGATCATCGGCGAGGCCGAGGTCAAGGACGACGACACCGTTATCAAGGCGGAGCCAGCGGGCACGGAGACCGCTGGGGGCGCCCAGCCGCCGGAGGCCCGACCCGGGGCCGGTGCCGACCTCGAGACGGCCGTCCAGAAGGCGCTGGAGCCGCTCCTCGAGCGGCTGGCGGTGCTTGAACAGCCGGCGGCTGGGGCCGGCGACGCCGGCACCTCGGTTGCGTCGGTTAAGCCGGCTGGCACGGAGCCCCCGCCCGTGGAGGCGGCCATCAGCAAAGCCCTGGAGCCCATCCTCGCGCGCATCGAAGGCTTGGAGAAGGCCCGAGGCATCAAGAAGAGCATCGACGGCCAGGACGGCTCGACCAAGGAGAGCCTCTGGGCCGGCATCCTGTGAGAGGAGAGTGAGGAGCGATGGCTATGAACAACGCTGAGCTCCTGCAGAAGATCGACACCGGCTCCCTGGCCGGCGGGGGGCTGCTCAGCCCCGAGCAGGCCAAGGAGTTCCTGCGGATGACCTTCGAGGCGACGCCGTTCAGCCAGCTCCACCGCAAGGAAACCCGGAAGGCCAAGACCGGCGAGGTCGACAAGATCGCCATCGGCGGCCGGCTCCTCCGCAAGAAGATCGAGAACACCGACGACGGCTACCGCGCCGGCATCGCGACCTCGAAGGTCCAGTACTCCACGGTGCCGATCCGGCTTCCCTGGGAGATCACCGAGGAGACCATCCGTCAGAACATCGAGGGCGAGCGCTTCGAGGACACGGTCATGCAGATGATGACCACCCAGCTCGGCATCGACCTAGAGGACCTGCACATCAACGGCGACACCGCTAGCACCGACCCCTTCGTCAGCATAAACGACGGCTGGCTCAAGCAGATTCGCACCGGGGCGGGCGCTCACGTGGTCGACTGCTCTGGCGACACCGGCTTCGGCAAGGCGACCCTTTTCAAGGGCCTCAACGCCCTACCGAACAAGTACCGCGGCCCGAACGTCCGCTGGCTCATGAGCCCGACGCGTCGCGTGAAGTGGCTCGAGTACCTCACCGGGCGCTCCACGGCGGCCGGCGACGCCGCGCTCATCGGCGCGGGCGACCAGGTCAACAAGCCCCTCGGCTACGCCGTCGTCGAGATTCCGTCCCTACCCGACAACGTCATCCTGCTCGGCGACCCGAGAAACTTCATCGTGGTCAACACGTACGACATCCGCATCCGCAAGACCACCGAGGGCCGCGAGGCCGTGATGCAGGACAAGCGCCTCTACGTCATCCACCTCGACGACGACCCGATCATCCAGGAACTCGACGCCGTGGTCCTGCTCGACAACGTCCCTAGCGCGCTCGCCTCCTCGTGAGCGAGGTGACCTGACATGAGGCGTCTTAAGCTCCGCTACCTCGGGTCCTACAGCGGCCACGGGGTCGAGGTCACGCAGAGGGACCCCGTCATCGAGGTCGAGGATCCGAGGGCGAAGGTCCTGCTCGCGACCGGGTATTTCGAGGACCTCGGGGGCGAGCCGGGCGCTGGGGCGGCCGCCGCGCCGGCCGAGGCATCCGAGCCGCCGGCGCCGGAAGCCGTTCCAGGCGCTGAGCCGGTGCGAGTGCAGGCACCCGCCGGGGTTCCCGGGCCTATCACCACGGCCAGCCTCCCGCCCCGGGTAGCGACCCAGGCCCCGGCGCCCACGATCCCCAGGCCGCAGGCGCCTAAGCGGCCGCCGGGTGGCAGCAACAAGCGGCGGAAGTAACGCATCTCCTCTGGAGGGAGAGATCAGGCGTGAAGTCGTTTCCCTGGAACATCGGAGCCATCGGCATGGTCCAGGCTGTGACGGCCGACATCGACTACACGGTCGCGCCGGCCAACGGGAGCGGCACGGTGGAAGTCATCACCCTGCCCGCCGGCTGCCTAGTCACGAAGACGATCGTCGAGGTCCTCCAGGCTTTCAACGCCGGCGGGACGAACGTCCTCACGGTCGGCACCAATGACACGGTCGACAACCTCGCCGCAGACGCCGACGTCAACGAGGGCGCCGCCGGCTTCAACGAGGTCGCGAAGAAGGTCCGCACCACGGCCGTTACCACCGTCAAGGCGAAGTACGCCCAGACGAACGGAGCTGGCGCCGCTGCGACGTCCGGGAAAGCCCTGGTGACGGTCGAGTTCGTCCGGCTGACCGCCGAGTAGTCGAAGAGGGGGGCGGCCAGTGGACTATCTGACACTTGACGCCCTCAAAGCCAGGGTGAAGAGCGACCTGTCCGATGCCGCTCTCTCCGCCATGATTGCTCAGGAGTCGGCGGCCATCACTCTCGCCCTTGGCGGCGAGCCGGCCGACCCCATGCGCGAGGAGTTCAGCCCCGGAGCGACGGAGGGCGTGTGGCTAGGCTTCCGGCCGGCCTCGATTACCGAGGTCAGGGACCTCGACGCGGACGTGCCCCTGGACCCTGTATGCTACCGCCTCGCTAGCCGGCTCCTACTGCCGACCTTCTCCTGGCCGCGCACCATCAGGGTGACCTACTCCATCGCCGACCGCGCGGCCCTGCTTGCCCTCCTCGAGGGCGTCTGCCTCGACCTCTGCCGGCTCGCCGTGACCGACATGGGCGGCGAGCAGTCGGAGCAGATCGGTGACTACCAGCACGCCGCCAAGGACGTCCAGGCCGAACGCCGCAAGGTCCTGGCGCGGCTGAACGCCATCCGGGGCATCCGGCCGGCGCTGGCGAGGTGACAGACCCCGTGGACGACATCGCCATCCGGGTCACGAGACTCGTTGAGCGGGCGAAGGTCCGTGTGGTCCGAGAGGCCGGCCGGCGGATGGAGCAGGTCGGCCAGCACCTAGTGAACCAGGTGAAGCTCACCCTCCGCGGCCAGCGGCACGGCCGGCGCTACCGCGTGCCGGGCACCAAGGGCCGCTACGTGAAGGACGAGCAGGGCAGGTTCGTCCTGGACCCTGTCACGGGTAAGCGCAAGCGCCGGCGCGGCAAGCTCGCCTACTACACGGCTTCCGCGCCGGGCGAGCCTCCTGCGGTGGCCACGGGGCGGCTGCGCAACAGCGTGACCTGGACCCTGGAGCGGCGCGACAGCGGGCAGCTCGTCGAGATCACAACCCGGGTCGAGCCCCGGGTGAAGTACGCTGGATGGCTCGAGAAGGGCACCAGGCGCATGAAGCCGCGCCCGTACCTCAAGCCCACCTGGGAGCGGGAACGGGAACGGGTCCGGACCTACCTACGACGCCGCTTTCTTTAGAGAGGTGGCCGCCGTGACCTTCTTCAGCCTCCTTACCGACCGGTGCGACGTCTACCGCTACGCCGAGAGCGGGCGGACGCAGGGGGTGCCAGCGTTC